CGCCACATCGGCAAGCCTCCCTCGGCATTGTATCCATCATGAAAATCCCTGCGCAGGCGACTGTTGATCTGATCAGCCCAATGCTGTGGCAGGTGAATGTTCGTGCTGCATTGCCATTGTCAATGAACAAAAGCTACAGGATTTTCGCCAAGAGCGATGACGAGGCTGCGAAGATTGGCCTTGAGCGCTTTGAATCAGAAGCGCGAAAGACAGGAACATCCAAATGCCAATGACGCCCGGCCTCGGAGCTGCGACCAACATTCGCCAATTGCCGCAAGGCGATGATCAATCTGTCAATGACAATGACATCATCGTCCAAATGGTAGATGAAGGCGGAGACGTTCCTGAGTTTGATCAAAGTGGCGCAGTCATCAAGATCGAGCACGATGATGGATCGATCACTGTCAGCCTTGATGGCAAGCCTATTCAAGATGCCGCTGACGAAAAGCCTCTGGCTTGGTTCGACAATCTTGTTGAAAAGATCGACCAGAGTCAACTCGGCATTATTGCGAATGATCTGCTGCGAGGCATTGACGACGACCTGACGAGCCGCACAGAGTGGATCGAGAATCGTAGCCAAGGCATCAAGCTCCTCGGACTGACGATCCAGTTGCCCGGCATTGGCGGCAGCTCCGATGGCGCACCAGTTGAAGGGATGAGCCGCGTTCAGCATCCTCTGCTGCAAGAAGCCGTCCTGCGCTTTCAAGCCAATGCGCGTTCTGAATTGCTGCCGACAGACGGACCGATGAAGATCCGCAATGACGACAACAACGCGACGCTCGGCGAGGATCAGCTGGCCAATGCGCTTGAGCGCGACATGAATCATTATCTGACCAGCACAGCGACAGAATATTATCCTGACACTGACAGGATGCTTCTGATGTTGGGCTTCGGCGGAACAGCATTCAAGAAAGTCTATTTCTGCCCATTGCGCAATCGTCCAGTCAGCGAAACGGTTGACGCCGATGATCTGATTGTCAACGAGGCTGCCACCGATTTGCGGAATGCCAAGCGCATCACCCATCGGTCAATGATGCGCCCCAGCACCGTCAAACGCCTGCAGATTCTTGGCGTTTATCGCGACATTGATCTTTCGACTCCGCTCGCTCCGAAAAAGGATGCCGTCCGCGACGCGAAGAAAGATCAGCAAGGCATCTCTGCCAGCAGTTCAAATCCCGAAGATCGAGATCGTGAAATCTACGAATGTTATTGCGAGCTTGACATTCCAGGTTTCGAGCACAAGATCAAGGGCAAGCCGACAGGCCTCGAAATTCCATACAGGGTTACGATCGATGTTTCGTCTCGTGAAATTCTATCCATTGTCCGCAACTTCAATGAAGACACAAAAGATCTGCCCGAAGCCCGGATGCGTTTCGTTAAATACACGTTCGTTCCAGGAATGGGTTTTTACGACATTGGATTGCTTCACATATTGGGCAATACGACCAATGCCATTACTGCAGCTTGGCGAGAGTTGCTTGATGCTGGAATGTTCTCGAATTTCCCCGGCTTTCTATTCTCGGACGCCGGAGGACGTCAGGACACGAATATATTTCGCGTTCCTCCTGGTGGAGGTGCGAAGGTTAAGACAGGCGGCATGCCCATTTCGCAAGCGGTCATGCCATTGCCTTACAAGGAGCCCTCTCAGGCATTGATGGCGTTGGTGAATGACATCTCTCAGACAGGCATGCGCGTCGGCGGAACAAGCGAGGCTCAAGTCGGCGAAGGTCGGCCGGATGCGCCAGTCGGCACAACGCTGGCAATGATCGATCAGGCGACGAAGGTTCTGAATTCCGTTCACAAACGCATGCACGCTGCGCAGGCCGAAGAATTCCGTTTGCTGGTCGAATGTTTCAGGGAGCATCCGGAGAGCTTTTGGCAGCGCAACAAGAAGCCTGCTCGCCAATGGGACCAAGAAACCTTCCTCAAGGCGCTGGACGATTGCGATCTTGTGCCGCAGGCCGATCCGAACACCGCCAGTCACAGCCAGCGCGTCATGAAGATCATGGGCCTCAAGCAGCTGCAGGCGGGCAATCCGAACATGTACGACGCGATCGCCATCGACACTGCTGCCCTGCAGGCGATGGGTTGGTCAAATCCGCAACAGTTCTTCGCGCCTCCGAGCGCACAGTCCAAGCCTTCGCCTGAAGATGTGCAGAAGCAGGCTGCTGCTCAAGCTGACACCGTCAAGGCTCAAGCCTCCATGATCAGTGCTCAATCCAAGCAGGCCGAAACCCAAGCCAAGATCCAACAAGGTGCATTCGCTCAGAAGCCTGAGTCGGCAGCACCGCAGGCCGATCCAAATGCGGCTGCTGAATTGCAGATCAAGGCCGAGGATGCAAAGACCAAGGCCAAGGAACTCGCTGTCCGCATTCAGGAGGCTCAGATCGAGGCACAAAGCCGCGCTGCCGAGGATGCGACAAAAGAACGAATCAGCGCGATTGATGCTCAAAAGGATCACACCTCTGATCTAATGGACATCGAGAAAGAAAAGATCGCTGCCAAGGCTCACACCGCTGCCAAGGGTGTTGATAAATGAAACAAGATCGCGCCAAAGCTTCCAGAGCAGCTTTGTTGATCGCCCGGCGTAAGCGCGCCGACGGCGGACCGACTGATGATGGATCGGACGATGCTGACAATTTGTATCCGGACATTCCGCGCGTCACAATCCACAAGGCCGATCTGCCAGTCGGCGAAACTGTTCATGAAGGCGACCTAGCGCCGGTCGGCAATGAAATTCCGCCAGAGCTCTCTGGCAATGGCACAGTGACTGATCCGGTCGTCGCCAAGGCGCTGGCGCGCACGCGAACGCTTGAAGGTAGCACACTCCCTCCAACACCCAAGCAGGCTTTCACCTATTCGGTGCCAGAAGGCTCTGGCTCAATGCCGATAGATGTGACGCCGAGCTTCAACAACAATGTGCCGCTGAATAAAGATGAGCAGTTCTGGAATGCCATGGACGTTGCTCAGTCCGGCGAGGCGCAGCGCCCCTCAAATTCGGCCGGTAGCGTGGCCTACGGCGGACTTCAGCCGGGACCGGCACCAACCCAAAGGGACCTCCTGCAGACAGCCCTGGAGGGCCAAGGGAAGCCATCCTTGGAGCGTTCAAACGTCGCCAGCGGTCTAAACTCCATCCTCGGCCTGACGCCGGTCGGAGCAATCTCCGATTTGATCGATTTCGCGAAGCAGCAGAAGCCCATTGAGGCTGCCTTGGCAGCGACCGGCGCTGTGCCAGCGGGCGCACTCAGCCATGCCATCTTCCTCGGGCCGATGGCAGCAAACGTCGACCGCAACGCCTTGGCCACTGCTCAAAAGCTAGCCGCTCAAGGCGTCGACCGCAACGAGATCTGGCAGAAGACGATGTGGGCTCAAACGCCCGGTGGCCAATGGTACACTGAGCATCCTGATGCTGGATTTAAACTTGCTCCTGGACCTGCTGGCAATTTGAGATCATTTCATCCAGAAATTGAAGCAGGCTATCCTGGCACATACAGAAAACTTCAACAGCAAATAATGACAGGAGAAAAGCCGACTGGCACTTTCTATCGCGAAGAGCCGGGTTTTCCTCCAACGATTGATGCACGCGGTCAGGACCAAGATCAAGCTGGTTCAATTGCCCTTCATGAAACTCAGCACCTCGCGCAGGCGAATGAAGGATTTTCTCCGGGCGCCAATCCGTTGGATCCTGAATTGATCAATGCTCATCGCGCAATGTACAATAATGCGAACAACCAATATGACCGGATAACAGGCCACGCAGACAATTACGTCAATGGTCAACTCATGCGTCAGGGGTTCAATCCCAATGATGCTGATCATGTCATGGATCCTCGTTTTCAGGATGCTCAGCGTGCAGCCTACGACAAATGGGCGGCCGAAAATCCCAATGCATCAAAAGAACTCCTGAAATCTCATTATCAGGCATTCAACATTCGCTCGCCGCAGGATTTCTACGAGCACAATTTCGGCGAGGCAATGGCGCGCGCCGCGCAGGAGCGTCAACATTGGCCGATGGAAATGCGCCGCCAGAATGCTCCATTCAATAATTGGAAGACGATGCGCGGCGATCCAATCCCTGAAGAGCATTTGTGGGAGCGGTTGCCCGGTCAAACTGGCCCATCCGCCATGGCGCAACCGCGTCAGCTGAATGACGTCGGCCTCTACAGCCATGGCGCAGAGGCTGCCGACGCTCTGCCTCAGGCCAAGGGCTCTCCCCAGCAGTTCAAGGCGATGCTCCAGAAGGCTGGTGTTAAGCCTGCAGAATTCGAGAATTCCAAATTCGATCAGGCATTCGCCGGGCGCAATTCCGTCACTCGCGAAGAAGTCGCTCAGCATTTCCGCGACAGCATGCCGAAGACGGAGGAGAATGTTCTTGGCAAATATAAAGGCCAGAAGCCTCCAAAATTCGAATCATACACTCTTCCTGGTGGACAGAATTATCGTGAGGTGCTGCTGAAGCTGCCGGCACAAAAAATAACAGGCGAAGATTTGTCATTTTTTGTGAAACACAAGAATGAAGGCAGGATTGGAACTCTTCCGCCAGAAATGCAGAAAAAATGGGACTTAATAGCTCAGGAAAAAAACAAACTTGAGAAAAACGAGCAATTTAACTCCTCTCACTGGGACGATCCTAATGTCCTTGCGCATCTGCGCTTAAGCGATCGCACAGGCCCGAATAACGAAAAAGTCCTCCACATGGAGGAATTGCAGAGCGATTGGG